ACTAGCAAGCAAGGAGAGATTACTAATACCTATTGGAATATTGTTGACTGCTTTGGTGAGCCTACCTATACTTTTGATAGCTACCGAGACGCTAGTAAAGTTCAGTGGTCTTTAGAAATTGATGATGTTATAGTAACTATTTATGATTGGTATGTTAAAGAGTTCCCTGAACACAACATGCGATGGACGATAGGTGGTAAAGAACCTAAAGCTGTAGATAAATATAAAGAAGCTATGCGAGAGCACGGCAAACGTAAATTAAATATAATTAAGCAGCACTTTGGTAGAGACAACGATAAACTTTTAGTATGTTAGGAGCATGGTTAAATGAGTATAAATTATACAATGGAAAATGTAGGGTCTAATTGGAATTATCATTTAGATGATTATCTTGCTATAGATAGAAAAACTGAGGAAGTAATAGCTGTATCTGGCAACAGTGATTTCACTGCTGAGGAGCTAGGGCTTAGAACTATTGGTAACAACCGTGAGTACTATATTGTTAAAGTTGTTAACACACATTCAAAAACTAAATGGAAGTAATTAAAATGACGACCAATATATATGATAAAGCATTAGACAATGCTATAATAAGAGCTGTAGCTGAGGGTAGGTCTGACGATGATGATTATGTAGATAAATTAGCTAGTGAAGAACTAGAAAAACTTATGGAGAATAGCTATGGTTGATGACATGGACAGTCTAGTAAACATATCTAGAGAAATATTTATAGAGGATTGTTGGGCTAAGATGTTTGCGATGCATATTATGTGTCCTTGCCCTGACCCCCAAGTTGCTTTCCTATGTTTATAAATCATAAGTGTCTTGGTAACAAGGTGCTTGACACCGAGGTGGATTCGTGCTAGACTCCCCTCTCAAACTGAAGAAAACCAAAGGAGAAATTATATATGGTTTATGAAGGCATTGCTTATTGGGCATCTATTACCACACCTAACACTAGGTTTGAGCCAAAGTATTCTGTCGATTTAGTTGTTGATAAAGATACTGCTCAAGACTTAAAAGAGAAAGGCTTTAGTGTTAAGTTCGATAAAGAAGAAGGCCCGACTATAAGTATAAAGCGTAATGTAAATGGCCCTAATGGTATGGTGCGTAAAGCTCCTAAGCTACTGGACAAAGACAAGAATGAACTTGATTGCCTTGTTGGTAATGGTTCTAAGGTTAAGGTTCAGTGCAAGCCGTGGGAAATAAACCGTAATGGTCAAGCGTTCAAAGGTCTTGAGCTACAGGCAGTACAGGTAATAGACCTAGTACAGTACAGCTCAGGAGATGGCGATGAGTTTGACGCTATTACAGATTTAGAAACTGAGGTGGATGAACTATGAGTGAAGGTAATGTAGCGTATGTACTTGATGATGTATCTTACGAAGCTAGTAAGTTTACTGATGAAGGTAAGATAGTGTTTGCTAGACTTGTTGAAGTGCAGAAAGATATACAAAATCTTAATAGAAAGATAGAGATATTACAAGCTGCTGCTATTACACTAAATGTAAAACTAAAAGACCAACTAACGGAGGACATGCGAACTACTGTAGAGGATGCAGAACAAGTAGCATCTTAACTGAATGACCTTGGCAAGTCGGTAAACTGCCTTTACTTTATAGGAGATTACACGATGGCTTTTGTTAAGTACCATCAACCATGTTATTTATGTGACTCCAGCGATGCGGTATCTGTCAACGATGATGGTAGTGCATATTGTTTTAGTTGCGATAAACGAATACCAGACTACGAAGTAAAAGAAGGAGCAGATAAAAATATTGTACAGGAAATAAAAGTGCATAGAACAAACTCAGTAAATGAAATTGAAGGAGAGTTCTTAGCTCTTAATGACAGAGGTATTTCTCTAGCAACCGCTAAGAAATATAATGTTAAATCAACTACAAACCAGAATGGTGATGTAGTCCAACACTTCTACCCATACTGCATAGCTTCAGAAGTTACAAGCTATAAGGTTCGGGGTGAAGGCAAACACTTTACATGGCGCGGTAGCTCTCAAGGCACTGGTCTGTTTGGTGAATCCGCTTTCAAAGATAGCGGTAAGTTTATTACATTAGTCGAGGGCGAATGTGATGCGATGGCAGCGTATGAATTACTAGGTTCTAAGTGGCCTGTAGTTAGCGTTAAGTCAGGTGCAGCAGGAGCAGCTAGGGATGTTAAAAATTCACTGGAGTTTCTAGAAAAGTTTGACTGTGTAGTAATTAACTTTGACAATGATAAAGCAGGGCGTGAGGGTGCAAAGGCTGTAGCTAGATTACTAACACCTAGCAAGGCTAAGATACTTACAATGCCAGATGACTTTAAAGATGCTAACGAAATGCTCAGAGCTAAACGGGCACAAGCCTATGTAGATGCTTGGTGGGGTGCGAAGTTATATACACCATCAGGAGTTCTTAATATATCTGAACAGAAGTTAGACTTTAATAATCGTGAGCAACGTGAGAGCATACCTTACCCTTGGTCTGGTCTTAATAAAAAACTATACGGCATGAGACGAGGTGAGCTTGTGACACTGACAGGTGGTACAGGGCTTGGTAAGTCTAGTATTACCCGTGAGTTAGAACACTGGCTAATCACTCACACCAAGGACAACGTAGGTATCATAGCATTAGAGGAAGATTGGAGGCGTACTGTTGACGGTATACTTTCAATCGAGGCTAACGCTAGGCTTTACATTGACCAAGAGCGTGAGCAGTTCTCAGAAGATGACCTTAATAAATACTTTGATAATATTTATGGCGGTGAAAATAAAGATAGGGTGTGGATACACAGTCACTTTGGCATTACTAACATTGATGAAATCTTTAGTAAGTTAAGATTTTTAATCGTTGGTTGTGGTTGTAAGTGGGTATTTGTAGACCACCTACACATGCTTGTTAGCTCTATGTCGGAAGGCGATGAGCGCAGGGCTATAGATAATATTATGACTAGGCTCAGAAGTATTGTTGAGGAGACAGGTGTAGGGCTAGTGCTTGTTAGTCACTTACGTAGAGTAGATGGTAATCGAGGACATGAGAATGGTATCTCGGTAAGTCTATCACACCTACGTGGCTCTCAAAGTATTGCTCAGTTATCTGATTGCGTTATAGCTTTAGAGCGTGACCAGCAATCCGATGACCCCGAAGAAGCTAATACTACACACATGAGAGTACTTAAATCTAGGTACACTGGTGATGTAGGTATGGGTACTCACTTGCTTTATGACAGAGAAACTGGTAGACTTCGGGAAACATTTATTGATGATGACAACGAGGTAGATGAGTTATGAAATCTTTAGTATTCGATATTGAAACTGACGGGTTACAGCCTACAAAAGTTTACTGTATGTCTGTCCTCGATGTTGAAACTCAAGAGCAGTTTAATTTTAATCCAAAGAAACTAAGTGAAGGAGTTAAGTTATTACAAGAAGCAGATAAATTAATTGGTCATAACATTATTGGGTTTGATATACCCGTTGTTAAAAGATTAATGAACATTGATTTATCAGGTAAGAAGTTAGTTGATACATTAGTACTTTCTAGATTGTTTAATCCAGTAAGAGCATCGCATAGCTTACAAGCTTGGGGATACAAGTTACAGTTTCCTAAGATAGAGTTCGATGACTACACTAGATACTCAGAAGAAATGATGAAGTACTGCGCTCAGGATGTATTCTTAAACTATAAAGTTTACGAAGAACTTAAACGTGAGAGCAGGGGATTCACTGGTGAGAGTGTTAATGTTGAGATGGATACTTATAAAATTACTACAGCTCAAAAAGACTATGGCTTTATGTTAGATAAAGATAAAGCTAACAAGTTGTTGGAGGAACTGACCAGTGAGCTTAACAACACTCAAGAGGTTGTGCATAAAACATTTACTCCTAAGATAAATGAAAGGGTAATCTACCCACAGCACACACATGATGGAGTGTTACGTAAGTTAGGTATAGATAAAAATGGCAAGCAAGCCAGACTGTCTGATGAGGAGTATAATATATTTAAAGATTGTACTGCTTCAGAGATTGTACGAACTGCAAAGGAAGAATTTAATTTAAGTTCTCGACAGCAGATAGGTACATACTTACAGGAGTTTGGTTGGAAGCCTAAAGTATTTACACCTACAGGGCAGCCGAAGGTTGACGAGAAGATACTAGCTACTGTTACGGACATACCCGAAGCAGCAATGATAGCTAACTATTTAATGTTACAGAAACGGATAGCGCAAGTACAGTCGTGGTTATCTTTTTTAGATGGTGACAGAGTGCATGGCTCAGTTATATCTAATGGTACTATCACTGGCAGAATGTCGCACCGTGACCCTAACATGGCTCAGATACCTAGCCTATCATCTCCCTACGGTAAGGAGTGTAGAGCTTGCTGGACAGTTCCTAGGGGCTATAAGTTAGTAGGTGTGGATGCTAGTGGTCTTGAGCTACGGATGCTTGCACACTATCTTAATGACAAGGAGTTTATAAATGACATACTCAACGGAGACATACACACAGCTAATCAAGCAAGGGCGGGATTGCAATCAAGATCTCAGGCTAAAACTTTCATCTATGCATTCTTGTACGGAGCAGGAGATGCAAAGATTGGACAAGTGGTTGGAGGAAACAAAGCTCAAGGTAAACGAGTTAAGCAATCTTTTCTCAATAATTTCCCATCACTTAAGTCTTTTAGAAATAGAGTTAAGAGAGAAGCAGATCAAAGAGGTTACATCAAAGCTCTAGATGGACGTAAAGTATTTATACGCAGCTCACATGCTGCATTAAATTCTTTACTGCAAAGTGCTGGAGCTATCGTTATGAAGAGAGCTTTGGTTATACTTAATAATAAATTACTTTCGAGCGACATTGATGCTCACGTTGTAGCAAATGTGCATGACGAGTGGCAGATAGAAACTTGGGAGAATGATGTAGATAGACTAGGTTCTATGGCGGTTGACTCCATCGTGGAAGCTGGTGTATATTATAAACTAAAGTGTCCGATGGATGCTGAATATAAAATAGGAGATAACTGGAGTGACACACACTAACGTAATAGCAATGACTAGAAAAGAAAGGTATGCTCTTGTTGAGTCTAATCCGCAGAGTAAAGATTATAAATTATCTATACTAAGAGCTGCTAAAAGACGAGCAAGAAAAAGAAACATATTCTTTGACTTAACTGTTGATGATATACATGTAGGTACACATTGCCCTATACTAGGTACTATGCTTGAGGTCGGGTCAGACAACTGGCAGAACTCTCCAAGCCTAGACAGGATTGATAACAACAGAGGGTATGAACCTGACAATGTTATGGTAGTATCTATGATGGCTAACTCAATTAAGAACCAAGCTACACCTACACAAATAAGAAAGGTTGCAGACTTCTATGAAAAACTCTACGCAGAAAAACTTATCAACATTAGTTAATGATATATATGATACTGTATCTGATTTAAATATAGGAGAAAAACAAATACCTGATGAGCTGTTAGCTGATGTTACAGCAGGTATAGGTAATGCTATAATTGAATGGGCAACTCCGAGGGATAGAAGCAATTCTGTCCTTCGGATGTCGAGCATTGGTAAACCTTCAAGACAGTTATACTACGCAGATAAGTATAAAGAAAGTTTTCCGCCTGACGCAGCTACTTTAATTAAGTTTTTGTATGGTCACATACTTGAGGAGCTGCTTTTATTTTTAGTTAAACTAGCAGGTCACGAAGTTACTGACCAACAAAAAGAAGTTAATGTTAAAAACATCAAAGGTCATATGGACTGTAAGATTGATGGCGAGGTTATAGATGTTAAGAGTGCTTCTGGCTTTTCATTTAAGAAGTTTCAGCACGGCACTCTTAGAGAGAATGATCCCTTTGGTTACATGTATCAGCTTGCTGGTTATGAGAAAGCAGAAGGTACGAATGAAGGTGGCTTCTTAGCCATTAACAAAGAGTCTGGAGAGGTTGCTTTGTACCAGCCAGAAGAACTAGATAAACCTAATGTCGAAGCTAGAATAGACGATTTAATAGAGATGTTTAGTATACAGGAGCTTCCTGACAAATGTTATCAGCCTATACCAGCAGGTACTAAAGGCAACATGAAGCTACCTATGGGCTGCGTGTACTGCTCACACAAAATAGAATGTCATAGTGATACTAATAATGGTAAGGGCTTACGTATGTTTAAATATGCTAAGGGTATAGAGTATCTTACTAGCGTTAGGTCTTTACCTAGAGTAGAAGAAATAATATGAGAAAGAAAACATTAAAACAAATTGATGCTAAAGTAGATAGTTTACTGGTTGAGTGGGTTAAGAGCTTGTTGAGTGACGAGGAGCAAGAACAAGTTACTCTTGAAAATTATAAAACTTTATTACCTAAAGAAGAATACATATTAGCTAGAGGTACAAACTACTTATCATTTTATACTTGCCGATGGGCTAGGCAAAATATAAAAAAATTAATTCGTAAAGGCGTAGACTTAGACAGTATAACTATTGGAGATTTAGAATGGATGCTGAAAAAGACAAGCACGAACCGTCAGTTGAACAGCTTCTAATTATTATGGCTTGCACGTTACAGTTACGTGGTGGTGATTTAGAACTTGAAGAATTAATATTTCTTAAACAAGCAATAGATAAAGGAATAGAAAGCCACAGAAAGGAGATACATTGAAAAGAAAACCACGTAAGAAAAGACCTAAGCATATAAAAATAGATGGGTACGATAGTATATGGGAATACATACTACACGATACCTTACTCAAAGAATGGGAGCATCACTCAGAAAAAGTAGAGTACACTGTTAAACATACCTACGAACCAGACTTTAGAAGGACTTTACAAAACAAGACAATTCTGTTAGAATCTAAGGGTAGATTTTGGGATCACGCTGAGTACTCTAAGTACATATGGATACGTGAAAACCTACCAAAGAATACCGAGTTAGTATTTTTATTTGCTAACCCCTCCGCACCAATGCCTAATGCTAAAGTAAGAAAGGATGGAACTAAACGCAGCCACGGTGAGTGGGCTAGTGTCAACGGGTTTACTTGGTATTCAGAAGATACCTTACCTGACAAGTGGGTTAATATGAAAGCAAGAGAAACAGAAGAATTTTTATTAAGAAAACGTGCAACAGAAGAAGCAAGCAAGGAAGAAACTAATGTCGAGATTTAAACAATATGATTTACCAATACAGGCTATATTAGAAAAAGATAGGGAAGATGTAGTAAACAATCCTATCCATTATAATAAAGGTAAAGTTGAGTGTATCGAAGCTATCGAAGCTATGCTAACTAAAGAAGAATACCTTGGGTATCTTAGGGGTAATGGCTTTAAATATCGCTGGCGTTTTAGATACAAAGGTAATCCCTTAGAAGATTTAAATAAAGCAGAATGGTATGATACTAGAGCTAAACAATTTGTTATAGACAATCCTGAGTTGACGGAGAAATCAAATGACGATGGAAAGAAAAGCTGAGCGAACCGCTAAGTTTAATAAAAATAAAAAATCAAAAACTAAACAGAAATCTAAACGATACAAAAAAGAAAAAAAGGAATACACGAATGACTTTGAAAACTCAAGAGTATCTTGGGATACAGATAGATTATGATAAAGAAAAAGAACTTAGTCAATTTTCATTAGACACATTAAAAGATAGATACTATTGGGAGGAAGAAGATCATGCTCAACAAGCTTTTGCTAGGGCTGCAATATTTGGGTCAACGTACAAAGGACACACTGATTACGGTCTTGCACAAAGACTTTATAACTACGCAAGTTCTTGCTGGTTTATGTTTAGTACCCCTATACTTAGTAACGGGGGAACCTCTCGCGGTCTCCCCATTAGCTGTTTTCTTAATTTTGTCCCTGATTCCCGTCATGGGTTATCTGATCACTATGATGAAAACATATGGTTGGCATCAGCAGGTGGAGGTGTCGGTGGATATTGGGGTGCTGTTCGGAGTAACGGTACTAGCACTACTAACGGCAGTAAATCTACTGGCTCTATCCCTTTTATGCATGTCGTAGATTCACAGATGCTAGCCTTTAATCAGGGCGTTACAAGGCGTGGTAGCTATGCAGCCTACATGGATGTAAGCCATCCTGAGATTGAGGAGTTTATAGCCATGCGTAAGACTACAGGAGGAGACTTAAACCGTAAGTGCTTGAACCTACACAACGCAGTAAACATAACCAATGAGTTTTTAGATGCGGTACGAGATGATTTATCTTGGAGATTGATTGATCCAAAAACCAAGACAGCCGTAAAAAATGTAAGTGCTAGAGACTTATGGTGGCAGATAATACATACACGCTCTGAGACAGGTGAGCCATACATAGTTAATCTAGATAACTGCAATGACGCACTACCCAAAGAACAAAAAGACTTAGGCTTAGAGATACGCCAGAGTAACCTATGCTCAGAAATTACTTTACCTACTAACGAAGAACGTACAGCGGTCTGCTGTTTGTCTAGTGTTAACCTAGAAAAGTTTGATGAGTGGTCTACCGACAGTTTGTTTATTGATGACCTTGTTACTATGCTTGATAATGTAATAGAACATTTCATTGAGAACGCAGTAGACACAGACGAGCTAGGAACATACAGAGCTAACGCAGACAGATTTAAAAATCATATTAAGGAGGGAATGAATGGATATAAAAAATCAACTTACTCGGCTTATCGAGAGAGGAGTATCGGGCTGGGAGCGATGGGTTTCCATAGTTACCTCCAAAGCAAAGGAATCCCTTTTGAAGGTATGTACGCGAGTTCGTTTAACAACAGAGCGTTTAACCTTATCAAAACTAAAGCAGTTGACGCAAGTAAAAGACTTGCTGAAGAAAGGGGCGAAGCACCTGATATGGCTGGTAGCGGATTACGTAATGCTCATCTCTTGGCTGTTGCTCCTAACGCTTCTAGTTCCATTATATGTAATGGTACAAGCCCTAGTATTGAGCCTTCAAGGGCTAATGTGTATACTCACAAAACGCTAACAGGATCTTACCGCGTACAAAATAAGTACCTTGAGAAACTTTTAGAAAGTAAAAATAAAAATACAGATAAAGTATGGAAGGATATATCAGCAAATGAGGGGTCAGTGCAGCACCTAGACTTTTTAACTGACGAAGAAAAAGAAGTCTTTAAAACTGCACCAGAAATAAATCAGATATGGATAATAGAACACGCACACCACAGACAAAACTATATATGTCAAAGCCAAAGCGTAAACTTATTCTTTGCTCCACCTAAAGCTACTGAGCCACAGGAAGTACACGATGCTTTTCTACAGTATGTTAATGATGTTCATTGGGCAGGAGCTAAAAACTTAAAGTCTCTGTACTACTTGCGGTCTGACGCTGCAAGAAATGCAGAAAATGTAAACATAAAAATACCACGCATAGACTTAGAAAATGTCGAATGTCTAGCGTGTGAGGGATAACAATGAGCCTACTTAATACCAGAGATTACTACAAACCTTTTGACCATCCTTGGATGTTTGATTACTACGTACAGCAGAATCAGATGCATTGGTTTCCAGAGGATGTACCACTACACAATGACGTTAAAGATTGGCAAGACCTTAACGACACAGAACGCAGCTTGCTCACACAGATATTTAGATTGTTTACTCAGTCGGATGTAGATGTAGGGTCAGGCTATGTAGATAAGTACATGCGTATCTTTAAAAAACCAGAAGCTCGTATGATGATGGGGTCTTTTGCTAACATGGAAAGCATACACCAACATGCATACAGCTTACTGTTAGACACGGTAGGTATGCCTGAGACAGAGTACAAAGCGTTTGCAGAGTACGAAGCTATGGCAGACAAACATGAATACATAAACAATATAAAGGTTACTGTTAAAGATAAAGAAAGTATTGCTAAAGCGTTGGCTGTGTACAGTGGATTTACCGAGGGGCTGCAGTTATTTAGTAGCTTTATAATACTTTTAAACTTTCCAAGATTCGGAAAGATGAAAGGTATGGGTCAGATAATCACATACTCTATACGGGATGAGTCCTTACACGTAGAGGCTATGACAAAATTGTTTCGTGAGTTTATACAAGAGAACATAAACCTGTGGACTGATGACTTTAAGAAAGAAATTTATCAGGCTTGTAGAGATATGGTAGACCTAGAGGATAGATTCTTAGACTTGGTGTTTGAGGTAGGAGAGATAGAAGGATTAACTAAAGAAGAAATGCAGCAGTACATTAGATACATTGCAGACCGCAGACTACTACAGCTAGGATTAAAACCTAACTATGATGTACACGATAATCCTTTAACTTGGCTTGATGATGTGCTAGGCGTAGAACACCAGAACTTTTTTGAGGGTCGCTCTACTTCTTACATGAAGGCAGGGCTACGAGGTGACTTAGAAAAGGTGAAGTTTGTATGAATAAAAAAGAAGGAAACATAATATCGTTTAGAGTTTTTATAGATTCAAAAGGTAACTTAGTTACGGAGTTTAAGAAACTTCCTGAAAAAGAAATCAATAATATATTTGACGAGCATGACTCGCCTTTAGTATCAAAGATAATTAACGAGCTAAACCCCAAACTAGAGGGGCTTCACTCGCATCTAGAAAAAGAGTTAGGGGTTCTACGTTAGCGCATGTTTATGTACATCGTAACTTCAAAGCCATATCTCATATCTATGTATGTTGGTTTTTCCCATATCATTGTAAATATCTCCTTTTAACTTACTGCTTTAATACCTAATCGTCTATTCAGCACCATTTGTTCTGATGTGCTTAAAACAAAATTAGAATGTTTACATATCTGCTCTATCAATAATTTTTTTAAAGCATCGTCTTTTCTGTTGCTCTCAGCACAACCGTATATCTCAGAGAACATCGTGCCTAAATGTTGTAGGGCATCGGTGTTTACTCTGATTGTGGCTGCTTCTGGAGACTCTGTTTGAAAATTAAAAAACTCATCCATTTCATTATGCCTCTAAGTCAGTTGTAAAAACTTGAAGTGGTTGCTCCTTACCTTTAACTGTAATCTCATTCATCTTTGTTAAATTGTATTTACTTTTACCTGCTGTAGATTCACCTATTAATATATCTACCTGTTGTTCTTTAGTAGCAGATTCTAAACGGGCTGCTGTATTTACAGCGTCACCTATAGCTGTATAGTCAAACCTTGAATCACTTCCCATATTACCTATGACAGCTTCTCCTGAGTTTATACCTATACCTATAGCAATCTTCGGTAACCCTTCTTTAACAAGCTTGTCATTCAACAAGTCCATATTAATTAGTATTTGATTAGCACAGTTAATAGCTCTGTATTCGTGGTTATCTTGGTCAAGTGGCGCATTAAAGATAGCCATCATAGCGTCACCAATATACTTATCTACCATCCCACCATACTTCTGTACCGCAGTTTGCTGTGCCGTTAAAGCTTTGTTCATAATATAAGTTACTTTTTCAGGCGGTAAAGTCTCGGACATACTCGTAAACCCTCTAACATCCGTAAATAAAAAGGTAGCGTATCTCTTTTCTCCACCTAATCTAAGCAAGCTTGGGTCTTTTTGTAGCTGTTTAACCTGTCTAGGGTCTAGATAATGCTCAAATTGTTTCTTTATTTGTTGCCTAAGCCTATGTTGGGTACGGTAATTTAAAAAGTAGGCCACCGTAGAGGCCAAAATCTGGGTGATTAATGCCCAAGTTGTATCTATTAGCAGCCCATTCTTAACAAATAGTATTTCTGTTGCTGCTGTACCACCAAAAATTACCAGTAAAGAAAGCACTCCTCCGACCACACCTAAGCCACTGACTAACATCCACACCAGAGTCACTGTAGTGATGTATATGAGGAGTTCTAGCAACAATGCATAGTTGGGTACATGTGGACTGTTCTCTATTAACATGGACTCTGCTAGGGCTGCTTGAATGTATTGAGGTTCTAGAAGTCCTATGGGCGTTGCTACCTGTGGCATTACTCCATCGGCTGTAACACCTACAAAAACAAACCTACCTTCTATGTCGTAAGAATCGTACATCTCATCTATCAAAGAAACCTCGTAAGTCTTTACCCAAGATACCCACTTCCTACCTAACGAGTCTACTTTAACAGGCGGTATACCTTGTACTGTAACTTCTTCTAACCCATTCTGACCAGTTGTTATTATATATGTCTGTGCATCTGCCAGTACCTTTAGTACCTGTGTACCAAAAGAAGCCAGCCAACCGTCAGGAGTCTTGTATAGTAGCGGTACTCTGCGTACTAAGTTGTCTACCTCTACAGGAGCTGTTGCTATACCCTGCTCAGTCCAATCCGAGTCCTTTAGTATATCTATGTTTTGAGCTACACCGTTTGATAAGTAACCGCCTTCTCCCTCACCACGTATAACAGTTCCTACGGTTTCGGGGTACTCTCCACTGTTGTTACCAAACAAGGCTAACACTGTAGATGTGTGGCTTAGAGACTTAGCAAAGGCTTCATCTCCTCCGAGCCTGTCTGGATGTGGAAAGGACATAACCCATCCTACTCCTGTAGCACCTCTACGCAATAAGCTGTTGTTTATCTCTGCTAGTCTAGCGCGAGGTAGTGGATACCCACCCTCTCTATCTATATCTTCTGCTGTAATGTTTAGTATTGCAAAGTAACCAGACTCCTCTGGTGTCTCTACAAGCCTATCAAATGTTCTCATCTTTAGAACTTGATAAGCTGTAGGCTGTAGCAGTAGGGGAAGTATAAGTAAACTTATTAAAATAAAACCGTATAAATTTTTCATTAAGATCCTTGTAGTATTCTTATTGTTGAATCTGAGCCACCATTAATCTTGACAATCTTCTCGACACCTTCTTGCATAAGGACTACGGTATACGCATTACTTCCATCTACGTCTAACCTAACTTTGTGTCCTACGAATCTTTGCAGCGTAACTATCTGCCCATTTACTAGCGTAGTAATCTGTGTATCTTTATCCTGACCTAGTGCTGTACCTGTAATCTGCATCGTACTAGATTGTTTCAATTTATCTTCTTCTTCGGCAACTGCAAGAGCATCTAGCACATTTAACAGATCTTCCAAGAAGTTAACATCAAGATAATTAATATCTAATTCAGTAAATTCAAACTCTGAGGACTCGTCAAGGAAATCATCCGCTAAAAAGTCCACATCTAACCCTGAAAAATCTAAGTAAGGATTGCTTTCTGCTACAGTTTCTACCTCCTCGACACGTTCGGCTCTTTTAGGAGGAGTTACAATCAACATGTTATCAATTAAATCTAATGTTAAATTTAATATAGCAGGTTTAGTCGGGGCATTTACAAACAACGAAGCTGTAGTAGCTTGATAAGGTTTGTTTAAGGTTACGCTACCAGCTGCTGTCGAAACTACAATCTCTCCAGACGACAAACCGTTAGCATCAGGCAGTAAAATAATTAAACTTTTACCAAGCTCATCTACTGTACATGTAAAGTCTGTACCTAGTATTGCAATGTTTGCTGTAGGTGTAGATAAGTTAATATTCTTTTTATCTATTTTACCTAGCTTACCTGTAAGAAACCTAGCCGTACCTCTAGCAAATTTCAGAGTCATCTTAGATTTGCTAGGGTTTGGATTGTAAATGTACTCATTAATTAGTAACTTGCTATGCTCAGTAAGTCTTACTTTACTGTCATCTTCAAAAGTTATAGCCATCCTACCTCTAGAAGTTTCTACATTATCTAAAGATTGTATGCCTAAGTTAAGCTCTGCTCCTAACTCTTTGTCTCTGATTATCCTACCACGACCGTTAAGCTCTGATATAGCTCCTATGTCAGCAGCCCACAGCGGTTCCTTGATCGTCTTGCTCAACACAAACAGAACCATTAGAGCCATCAGAAGTAATTTTGAGCCAATCGTTATTTTGTGTACTTGTTTGTGAAACACTGAATGTCCTTGAACCTCCTGTATGATCTAACCAAAAATAACCGCCAGAACTAGCATTAACTCCTGTACCTGTATAGGTTACAGTATTGTCGCTGCCGTCAATATCCATGTAGTTAGTTGCTTGATCAATGTTTATGCTAGATGTAATTGTGTTATTACTTCCCTGTATTATCCAATCTAAATCAAGAGTACTTGCTGCTGCGCTAGTTGCTTGATTTAGCGTCATGGTATTGCTACTACCCGTTACATTTACATTTACGTTAGAACTGTCTGCCCCATACGTATTGCTTGTATCAGTTGAAACTGTCATATCATTTGAATCACCTGTAAACTGAAAAAATCCAGTGTACGAGTCTGCTGTTATGTCTCCTTTCCAAAGGTTGCTTGAACCTATTTGATTTATATCTAGAGTATTTGTTGTACCTATGAAGTCAAAATCTGTAAGCGTACCTGCTACAGAACCAACACCACCTATCAGGTTAGAACCGCCCTGTTGTTCTAGGTCAATACTTGCAGTCGCTCCTGATTGATCCATATATATCTCGTTATCAGCTAAAACAAAATGCATAACAGAAAAAAATAATATAAACGCTTTAATCATTTTTTATCTCCCAGTATTTTTTGCTTATCCCTTCGTTAATAGTTTGTAGTACTGCTGTCTCTATTGCTGCTTGAAGGGCAATGTTTATCGATTCATTCTGCACCGAACCATTTTCAATTTCTATTAGTTCAGTTCCTTGAGCTACAAATTTAAAAACATCTTGGTTGTATCCTACACTTAGGACACTCTTAGTTACTAAAGTTTCTATTAGTACCCTACCAGTAAGTACAGAAACTGTTCTTAATGATACAGTAATAATATCTTGTCTGTATTTTCTGGAAGCTCCGATACCTAAGTACCTTGCTCCAGAACCTCCAGAAAGCACATTACTTTCGTAACCTACGACACTTCCCTCCATAAGCAACCCTGCAAAAAGTAAAGGCTTTAACTTTTGCTTCTCATCAAAGTCTGCTCTAGCTGACCTGATAAGCTGCCTTTCCTTTGCAAGATGCTCTAGCCCTACTCTATCGACTACATCGAAGAACCCACGCTTCTCAGAACCTGCGTGGTGTAACGCTCGTATAAGATACGCTACAGGCTTTTGAGTTACGGCAGTACTGAAGCTTGCATACTCCCCGTTGCTTCTTCTCTGCCCCGTGTCATCTAAGAAAGCTCCTGCATACACCGCAACTACGGGTTTTTTAATCGGTGCATTTACTCTTGCAAGTTCTTTTATAAGAAGCTTTCGTATAACTGGTTGTTCTATTTTGGGAGATATATGTCCTTTTATTCCTCCTGTATTTGCACAACTAGAAAGTAAAGCTGCCAATAGGAACAGTAATAGTAGTTTCACCACCTTCCGTGTCTGTAATTTTAAGTGAAACAAAACTTCCATCTGTACTATAATCCACCTTATTACCTTCTAATGTAAAGCTTCCGCTTTCTGATTTAGTTTCTCCAAACATATTGTCTACTAGCTGCCTAGATAACTCTGCATATATGCGACTTTCTAAGTTACGAATAAACCTAGCAAGCGTTGTGTTATTTTGGTCACGTAATAGTTCTTCTTTATACGCTTGAATTTCTTCTTTAATTTTTTCTTCACGACTGTGTTCTTGGTTTTCTATAGTAAGGTAGTGCGCTGACGTACCGTTACCAGAAAAACTAGGACTCTTAAATTTAAATAACATCTCATCAGCAGAAATGACATTTAAAAATAAACTACATACAACACTAAGTAGTAGTTTCATCGTTGTTTTTGCTTTCAACTTCACGTAACTCTATAACCGTATCTAGTTTTTGTTGCAGCCGTATAATGTCATTGTCCAACATCCTTATGCGATCTATCAAGCCGACTAGAGTTCCCATTGTCTCTCCTAGCTTGGCTTTTATTTGTTTGGTTATAAACTCCCATATGAAGTAAATCATGTACAGCAAACCTACCGTAGCTACAATAGGAAAACCATACTCTCCAATAATCTGTGCTACGTTCACTAATCTCTCCTCGCATCTTCTTTTCCATTAGCTCTAGATATTCTATCTAAGTCTGGTCGTATACCTAGAACTGTACACATAGTACAATCTATCCTAACCATATCGTGATTCATTGTTTTAACTCTGTTGTCAAGATTAAACACAATATTATGTATTGCATTTACTTCTCCAATAACAGACTGTAGTATGTACTTTATGGTAAGAAAAATAAAAAAGCCACCTATAAGTGACATTGCAATGGGAAACCCTACCTCAGCTATTAGTGTAAATACATCGTTCATTTTGATCTGTCTTTAATAACCTCTCTAAGTATCACCACAAGAAAAATTACAAATGTTACTTGAATTAAACTCATTACCATTTCACTTTGTCTGCCCAATAAGCTGCACTCATTTTACCCTTAGCAATGTTTTTACCATGCCGAGCTTTAAATGATTTACGTCTCATCTTCTGTGTACGTGACTCACCAGCTTTAGGTTTACCAGCAGTCTTAACTCCCTGCTGACCAAAGCGTATAGTCTTAACCTTATCACCTTGCTTAGCTACAACTACGTGCGACTTAGTTGGATGCTTAGGAGTTCGTTTAGGTTTGTTGTATCCGCTAACACCTGCTCTTTTTAAGCGCGAGTCCTTAGCTTTACCACCTTTCTTGTATTCTTCTCGCATCATTTTTTACGATACCTCCTAGTTTTCTTAGCTATCTTTTTAGGTTGTTTACTGTGTTGCTTACCTTTCTTAGTATCTTCACGTTTCTTTTTAGTAGTTGCAGCATACTCCTTACTCGACAAAGCTTTGATGGCTTTTGTAGGTAGGTAACGCTCTCCTGTCTCCGAAGATTTCTTACCAGACTTAGTACGCCACTTTTGTTTAGTCCACTTCTTGAGGGACTTCTGAGGTTTTTTAAGAGCCACGAGCTTTCTTCTGTGCTTTCTTAGATAATTCTTTTAAATGGTATAACCGTTGACTAGTTTTACCGTGGGTCTTACCTGTATGCAGTTGACCATTAGGCATCTTGTGTGTGTTACCTTTCCACTCTGTTCCATCTCGTTTGTAGTGTTTAACACCTTTCATTATTTGTAACCTCCACCAGCAGCTTTGTATTCTTTAGCAAGCATCTGAGCTTTTCTTGCAGACCACTGACCTGCCTTACCACCCTTAGTGCCTGCTTTAATTTTATTAAACAATCGCTTACGCATAGCAGGTTTAGTGTAGTTACCTGCTTCATTTACTTTAGACTTAGACTTAGTTTTTTTCTTTGTAGCCATTACTTGTTCCTTGTCATTGCAGCACTACCGAAGTAGAAGCCTATGATGTTCATTATAGATACTGGCAGCCACTCTGGAGTTACCCAACCTTCTAGGGTAAGATACTCTGTAACAGTTTGGGTATTGTCAAAGATACCGAATAAAAACTTACTACCGTGTGTAACTTCTACTGGTATGTTGGTAACTTGGTTTAAAAGCGGAGCCATAAAAACAATACCGATGCCAGCTAACATCGCAGTAACCACAATGAACCTACGTATCCAAGCAGCGTTAGGATTCTGGTACGCTCTTGCGCTGTCTACACTTTCCTGAACTTGCTGATTAGCTTGTAGCATCATCTTGTGTTGCTCTGCTTTGTCTGCTTGAGACTGTGACCACATCTTCATAACCCCACCTAAAGCGGTAGAGCCTAGCATTGATATTGCTTCTACTGGTAATCCAAACATTTTATTACTCCTTTACAGGCTCAGGGTATCCTGATGTATTAAAAATATGATCTTTAAACCTGTATGTGTTTATATTTTGCGATGCATCTTCAGGAGCATCAAACCTTCTAAAACCTGTAATATTCATTAATTTAGAAATATCTTCTTCGGGTATACTATTATCTATTAAATATTGTTTATAATTATTATCGTCTGCTGCAGTAAGCCAAGTTTCTTTCATCCTATTTATTTTTTCTTTAGAAATTTGATTATTGATTCGCCCATCACTTACAGGAGAGTATTGTTTATCAGCATTAATTATACTAATATAGTCAGGAAGATCATTAGGTTTTAAATTGTAAGTGTAGTTTGGTTGTTTAAAATCATTTAAAACTTTATGTCTATTACGTATTGTCCTAGCTACTAAAACTTGACCCATTTCTGTTTGATTTTCTGCTTCTGCATTTATTAATTTAGCTATTATATCTAGTACAGGATTTTGTTTTTCTAAATTTAAAGCTTCAGGTTTAAGTTCAGGTTTCATATCTCCTGTACCAAATGTTTCTACAGAAACTTTTTTAGGTTCTTTAGATTTAAAATAATCTTGTACTTGTTGTGCTTTTTTATAATTGTTTGTAGCAAACCAAGCTGCTTGTTTTTCATTATCAAATTCTATAAACTCTCCTGTTTGTATAGCTCTTTCAAAAGCAGCTTTACCTGTTAATTTTTCAAGCTCATTAGTTTCAGGGTTTACAAAAATTGTAGGGTACGCAAAGTTACCTCTGTTTGCCATGCGGTGAGTTTCTCTACCTTCTTTTGTTTCAATAGCCTTTGTGTAGTTTGGATTGTTACTATCAACCATTCTATTTATAAAAGGAATATTTTTATTTGTTTCTATAATTTCTGTAGCAAATTTCTTATCTATTTTATTTTGTATTTCTTTAGACATTTGTAAATTTTTACCATCATAGTCAGCACTAAATCTACCACCTTGTTGCTTAACACTTATGTCTGGAGAACTTTTTACAGGAGTTGGTCTAGGTTTTATATCTACCGTTCTTACTGAAACAGGTGTTTTTGGTGTACGTTTAAATATGTTTTTTATTGCATCAACAATTTTACCGCCGTCAAATTCTTTTACTCTACCACCATACCCAAAACCTAACCTAGCAAGAGGGTCAACAGCACCGCCACCCATAAACCCTAAACGTCTCAGAGGGTCATCAGCATCCATGTAAGCAGTTCCAGCTTGCATGTTGTAGGGTAGTCCTGTAAACTTATCTATACGCTCGTCAGGCTCAGCAGGAGCGTTTGGTACTTCTACCTTACCACCTGTATTTTTAAAAACTCTGTAATCTTCTAATAAACCTGTGTTAGGGTTTAACATCTTTTCTTTAACTCTGTCGTAAGTACTTTCTTGAAAATAATAAAGAGTAGGCTTACCTTTTTTTATATCTTTAATTTCACCCTTAACAATACTTACCATTTCATCACTTGAAGTTAAAGGACTTAAATTAGTATTTCTTATACGGTCTGTATAAGATTCTATTATTCTAAAAACTTCGTGGTTTTCTCCATACATTTCTTTAGCTGCT